AACCGATACTATTACTACTGCTAACCAAGGCAGGTGGGTTACTGCTTCGGGTAACGAAGTTGATGGAAGTCCGTTTATGGGTAGAAAAGCTCAAAGAAGATTGGTTATACAATCCATAGCAGCTGACATAATTAGTAATCAGGATATTAGAGCAGAAACTGCTTTTTACAACTTAATAGCAGCCCCCGGATACCCTGAACTTATTGATGAAATGGTAACACTAAATACCGACATTAAGGAAGTAGCATTTATCGTAGGCGATACTCCCGCAAGATTAGAACCGGATGGAACTAGCATTCAACGTTGGGCAACCAATGCAAATAACGTTGCAAGCACTGGTGATGAAGGATTAACGGTTGCCAATACTTATGTTGGACTATATTATCCGTGGGCATTGAGCACCAATACAAATGGCCAGGAAGTAGTTGTTCCGCCAAGCAATCTAGTTTTGCGAACCATTGCGTTCAATGATAATGTGGCATATCCTTGGTTTGCTCCTGCAGGATTTAATCGAGGATTAATTACAAATGCTGGATCAGTTGGGTATATTAATTCAGAAGATGAATACCAACCAGTAATTTTGAATCCCGGACAACGTGACACATTATATGTTAATAATATTAATCCATTAGCTTATATGCCAAACAAGGGACTTGTGGTATTTGGACAGAAAACACTTCATCCAAATGAAACTAGTGCTTTAAGTAGAGTGAATGTTGTTAGATTGATTAACTTCTTGAGATTTAACTATGATGTTATTGCTAAACCATTCTTGTTTGAACCAAATGATAAACAAACTAGAGATCAGGTAACATCAGTATTTGAAAGATTTACTGGTAACTTGGTAAGCTTAAGAGCATTATATGACTTTGCGGTTGTTTGCGACGAGAGCAATAACACTCCAGATAGAATTGATAGAAATGAATTGTGGATTGATGTAGCGATACAGCCAGTTAAAGCAATAGAATTTATCTACATACCAATTAGAATTAGAAATACTGGTGAAGATTTAACTAACTTATTGCCTGGAGTATAATATAATATAATATATATTAAATAGAAAAATAAAAAGGAGCAGAAATGCTCCTTTTTTACGAGTTATTTTTTATACCAAATCCATTTAGAATGACCACAATCCCAAACTCTATCGTACCCTTGATTTAATCTATTTTCCCATTCCGTTAAATCTGGATTGTCAAATTTAGTCTTTCTAAGATTAAACCTATAAATTCTAAATTTATAATCATTAGTGTACCAATAATTAGGAAGAGTATTACCTATAAAATTAAAACCTAATTTTTCATATAAATCGCCAATCCCCCATCTTAAATCAGAATATGAAACAACTATATCTGGATTAACATCTTTAATAAAATGAGAAAATAATTTTGATGCGCCACCCAATACTCTACCTTTAGAACAATATCTTGATAATTCATAATCATAATTAGATTTTAATTGATTTTTAGCTCTAGTTGGTCGAGTAAAAGTCATTACTGCTATTAAAACATTTTCAATATATAGACCATACTTTAAAGAAGCTGCGGTATATCCATAAATATGGTGTTGATTGATAAAATCTTTAGCAATATTGCTAGATATTTCCTTAACGACACTCTTTCTAGCATAATATTTATTACCAAATCCCAAAATAGAACTTAATCTATTTTTAACAATATCTAATTTATTAAGCCATTCATCTTCAAATATTTGAATTAAATTAATACCCTTTTCTAAACATTTATTTCTTTTAGTTAAGTGATAAAATTTGCCCTTACCATTTTTTTCAGAATGCCAATACAATCCATTATATTCAATACCAATATTATATTCTGGCAGTAAAAAGTCTATTTCAAAATTATTTGAAAGAATAGATTTATCACCTCTAATAATTTTAATTCCTAAAGAATTAATGTAATCATATAATTCATTTTCTGTTTTATAATTAAGAGTCGGATAGCATCCTCTACACATTCTTTGATGATGATATGATTTAATACTTCGGGTATGAATGGTATTACATTTGTTGCAAGACAACTCCACTAATCCATCATTATATGATAATGTTGAAAAATCCAACTCTTTAAAAATTTCTTTATATTTTTCAATTGTTCTTAAGGCTAATTTTTCATAATACCCATTATTAACTTTAGTAATAATAGCTTTTTTTGCTCTTTCCTTTAATTCATCTGTATTTTTTCTAGCATAACTTATCATAGATTGACTAATTTTTTCCTTAGTTTCTTTGGGTAATTTTAATCCTACTTGGGGATGTGTATTCTGTTCATGCCATTTCCTATGACGTAAAATACCACTTTGACTTAATTTATCTTTTGTTTCTTTTGTTTGTGCTATTCCTTTATTCCAAGGAACAATAATTTGTTTAGATTTAGTGTCTTTAATTTTTTGTTTAATTGATTCTGAACGTGATACCCCTTTACGCAATTCATTAGCTTTTTTACTTCTTTCGCTAAAAAATTCTAATATTTTCTTATCAAATAATTCACTATCGGGATATTTTTCTTTATATTGAAAAGTAGTTAAATTATGGGCAAATTTAAGATGACGATTAGTTATCTGTTTAAATTCTTTTTCACATTCTAAGCATTTTACCATAATTTTTCCTGGATAAATATAGTTATTCAACTAAATTATATTATAGTAAATATTTATGTTTTTCAAATTTAATTTATAATTGACAGCAAAGTCATAAAATAATATAAATAAGGGGATTAAATCCCCTTATTTTGTGAGTAAAATGAAAAATAAAATTTTAGAGGTATTATCAGAAACACCTCGCAAAGGTTGGTCTAGAAAAATAGCCAAAACATCGGATTTTATTAGTTGGTTAAACCTAATATATCCAAATATACATATTTCAGAACAATTGATATTATTATACAATGATCAATCAAATCCTCCAAATTGCCCAGTGTGTTCTAATAGAATTAAATTAACAGGGGTAATATATAAAAATACTTGTTCTAGAATTTGTGCTGAACAATTAAAAAAACAAACAGGCCAAAAGGCCAAAGAAATGGAAAAAGCTAAACAAACTAATATTAAAAAATATGGTGAAACTAGCCCAGCCAAAACAAGACAATTTCAGGAAAAACGATTAAAAACTATGATTAATAAGTATGGTGATGTAATTTCGCCAAAACATAAGGAAATCTTAGAATTATCTAAATCTAAAGCATATTTGACTAGAAAAAATAATTTGTTAGAAAATCATGGAGTAGAAAATATTAGTTCTTTAATTGAAACAAAAGAAAATAGAAAAAATACATACTTGATAAAATACGGGGTTGAACATTATCACCAGTCAAGCGAATATAAAGAAAAAATTAAAAATAGAAAAATAGATAAAATAGAAACTTTAAATTCCGATATAATCGTTATTTCTTTTGATAATATAACAAATTATAAAACGATGGGTATTACATATACATGTAAAAAATGTTTAATTCAAGAAACTATTCCTATGGTTACGTTTAATTATAGATCTATTAATTTTAATACGCCTTGTTCTAATTGTGGTAATTTTAATAAACCTTGGTCTAATGGTGAAAAAGAATTATTATCCAACATACGAGAATTTTATAAAGGCGAAATAATTACTAATAAAAAAATAATACCGCCATATACTTTGGATATGTTCATTCCTGAATTTAATTTAGCAATAGAATATAATGGATTGTTTTGGCACTCTGAACGTGGTGGCGGCAAATCACCAAATTATCATAAAATAAAAACTGATTTATGCAGAAGTAAGAATATAAGATTACTTCATATTTTTGAAAATGAATATAAAAATTCAAAAGAAATAATATTGGAAAAGATAAAAAATATTGTAGGTTTATCAGATAAAGGGGTTGGTGCTAGAAAAATAATTATTAAAGAGATTTCATCAATTGATGGTAATATATTTTTGAATAAATTTCATATACAAGGCGGCGTTCCGGGAAGTAAATTTTTGGGTGGTTTTAATAATGATCAATTAATTTCAGTATTAGCATATAAAAAAGTATCAAATATCTTAGATATAACCAGATATGCTAATGATTTTAAAATATATCCTGGATTATTTTCAAAATTTTTAAGTTATATTAATAAAAGTATAGAATACGATAGAATTATTACCTTTGCTGATTTGCGTTATAGTTATGGTAATTTATACCAAAAAACTGGTTTTGATATTGAATATGAAATTAATTCAGGGTATTATTATACCGATTATATTAATTTTTATCATAAATTTAATTTTAGAAAAGAAAATATTAGAAAAAAATTTAATATTGATATTAGTAATAAAACTGAAAAAGAACTCATGGAAGAATTGGGGTTTGATAGAATTTGGGATGCCGGCAAAATAAAATTTACAAAAATAAATTAAACTTACTACAATGGCCAATGATTAAAAAATGTTTTCTTATCAGTTTTTTTGGCATATTCTATGGCTCGTTCTAAATCTTCCGGAGTATTTACTTCTGGTGGTAATTGATCAGTTGTTAATGCACCTATTTGCAAATCGTTTTCTAAAAATCTAAGTTGTTCTAATTTTTCTAATTTCTCATAGCTACTTGGGTTAAGTTTGTGTATTTTTAATAATGTTTTAGTCTTGAACGAATAAATTCCAACATGTTGCAATCCGTGTATGGCAGCTCTAACAAACCAATGTGCTCTGCCTATTTGGTAACTTATTAAATTATCCGTTACTACACATTTATCTTCAAAAGAAACAATGGCTTTTACAGTGTTTGGGTTGCGTATTTCTTCATCAGGCATATTATGAACAAGTGTACCAACATCATATCCTATATTTAACGGAAACAATACTCTTCTAATATTTTCACCATCTATGAATGGTAAATCTCCTTGAAGGTTAATAACTCTTGTATAACTAAAATCATTTAATAAAGCAAATGCTTCAGCTACTCTGTCAGTTCCTGATTGGCAACTTTCGCTGGTTTTAATTGTGTTAATTTTATATCTTTTACAGTGAGCAATTATTTCGTCACTGTCACTAGTGACTATTACGTCACCAATATTTGCCTCAATTGCTCGTTCATATACACGCCTTACTAGGGTTTTACCATTAATATCTGCTAGTGGTTTATTTGGCAAGCGAGTTGATGCACCGCGCGCAGGTATAATAATAAGATTTTTCATATATTTCTCCTAATGTTAAAAATATTATAAAAACTTATTGACATGTTATCAATATTCATGTAGGATATAAAAAGTTAGAAAATATCGCATTTGAACTATTATTTGCGGATATTAACTAAATACTTAATACAAAAAATGTTAAAAAGAATTGAAAAAACTTGTTGACATTAGATCGAAGCTTTGTTAAGCTTAAAGAAGTTAAAGAGCCGCTGTTGTTGGGTTATCGTATAACACAGAAGAAGTTATGGTTCTGCGGAATGCATAACACTTAGTAGAAAAGACGTAACACCACCGCAAACACTGACCAAATGGTCAAACCAACGGCGATATTTGCTCTTCAATCTGGCAGGAACACAGATTAATATGTTCCGGGTGGTTAACGGTACTCTACTGAGTTTATTAGAATAAAAATGCAACTTTAAGGTCGAATTAAAACGGTTATCGTATTGGAACAAAACATCGTTTTAAACAACCTTATCTTAAAGGAGGCTATTATGGCAAAAAGAATAACAACCCAGCACGAAGTAATCAAGGGTCGTGAGTCAGAAATGACTCAAAACTCCAATGGCGCTTTTGTATTCGCCATGGATGATTGGAAGCAGTTGGAACGCTTCTTAGTTCTCGGTACTGAAGGTGGTACATATTACATTAAAGAAGAAACACTTACCAAGCAGAACGCGCTTGCTCTTCTTCGCTGCCTTGACGAGGATGGCAAAAGAGTAGTAAAGATGGTAGCGGATATTTCAATAAGCGGAAGAGCTTATAAGAATAATCCTGCTATTTTTGCTTTAGCCCTTGCTTCCGCGCACACCAATCTTGAAACACGTCAGGCAGCTTTTGATGCACTACCAAAAGTAGTTAGAACTGCAACTCATCTTTACACCTTTGCTCACTACATGCAATCATTTCGTGGTTGGGGTAAGGCTGCTCGTAAGGCTGTGGCAAAGTGGTACACTGAAAAGAGCGTAAAAGACTTAGCTTATCAAATGATTAAGTATCAGCAGCGTGATGGATGGACACACAAGGATATTATCCGTCTCGCGCACCCTGTTGCTAACTCGCCCGAACAGGAAGCCCTATTCAGATGGGCGGTTGCTGGTCAAAACGGTTTGAGTGATACAGTGCGTAAGATCAAGAAGAATGGTGTGATGGTAACAGAAACACGTTCCGATCTTTCTGCAAACATTCACGCTCAAGTTTCAGCTTTTGAAGAAATGAAAAAGCTGGGTGAACAGGACGTTAAGTCTGCGATCCGGTTGATTGAAGAACATGATCTTCCCCGTGAAGCAGTATCAACACATTTCTTGAATGATGCAAGTGTATGGAACGCGCTTCTAAAGCGTATGCCAATGACCGCAGCTATTCGTAACCTTGGTACAATGTCAAAGAATAAAGTATTTGATATTGCAGAAGCTAAGAACAAAGTTCTTGAAATGCTAACCAACAAGGAACACTTAATGCGCTCTAGAGTGCATCCAATGCAGATCTTGATTGCTCTAAAAACATATGAGCAGGGTAAAGGTATGTTGGGCAAGAACACTTGGGCTGTTGACAGAGACATTCTTTCTGCTCTTGATGAAGCATTCTACAAGGCCTTTGTGAATGTTACACCAACCGGCAAGAGAATACTTTTGGCACTTGACGTTTCGGGTAGTATGACTGGGTTGGGAACAACTCCAATCCAGGGCTTGACTGCCCGTGAAGTTACCGCTGCTATGAGTTTGATTACTCTTTCGGTGGAGGAAAATGCAGAGGTTGTGGGCTTCCAGAACAGATTAGTTAAATTAAATATTTCATCTAAGATGAAACTTCCGGCTGTTATGAAGAAGATAGATAATCTTCCTTTTGGAAGCACCGATTGCGCTGCACCTTTTTCTTGGGCTAAGGAAAACAAGAGAGAATTCGACGCATTCTGTGTTTACACTGATAACGAAACTGGTAGTGGAAGTTATTGGGGTAGATCTAGAGCAAGTGCTCAACCTGCCGAAGCATTAAAGTCTTACCGCAAATTAACTGGTATCCCTGCGAAAATGGCAGTTATTGCTACTGCCGCAAACAACTTCAGCATTGCTGATCCCAAGGATTCAGGAATGATTGACGTTTGTGGATTTGATGGTACGATTCCTGCTATGTTGGGCGATTTTATTAGAGACTAATAACTTCTAATTACTAGATATTAAATTAGAAAAAAGAGCGATTAAATCGCTCTTTTTTCTTCTTAGAATGTGATACACCATTCTTTTTTACCGGCATCCCAAATTCTATCAAACCCCAATTCAATCATAGCAGATTTTTCGGTATGATTGGTTAAATCTAAACCAAATTTTTTTTCAATTAATTTTCGCCTAAAATTAAATCTATGGTACACGTTTTGATAATCGGTGTAGTAGTAAGTAACGGGTAATTCTTTAGAAAATGTAAAACCATTTTTAAGGTATACATTGCCATTACTAATTCTATTATCTGAAAAACTTTTAATCCATTTTGGATTATATTTTATGGCGAAATGTTTTATCATTTTGCTGAATAACCCGGGGACAGGTTGATTAATGGAAAATCTAGTTAATTCATACCCATCTTTTTTGGGTTGAAATGTCATTACACCCACTAATTCTAAATTATTCCAAGCACCTATTCTTATTCCTTGCTGTGGAGTTTTTCCTTGTATATGATTTTGGTTTAAAAATTCATTCGCTAATTTGGGAGATATTTCTGATAGAGTAACTTTTCTAGCACCTATTTTGGATTTTTGTAATTTTAATTTATATTTTAACATTTTCTCTATTACAGAAAAATTATCTCTGATTTCATTTTCCCAAAATTGAAGCAAGTTAATACCATTTTGTTCAGCAAGATTAAATTTGTTTTTATGATATTTTATATCTGGTTTTTGTTTTTCACTGTGCCAATATAGTCCATGTAATTCTATTCCTAACTTATAATCTGGCAAATAAAAATCTAACTCTAAAGGTGATATAATTTTTCTATTATTTTGCGAAAAAATAATATTATTTTCTTCTAAAAAGTCTTTGATGATGACTTCCGGATAACTCATTTTATTTAATGATATTTCTAAATTTAATTCATGTTTATAGAAATGTGATAAAAATGAAGTTCTATCTAGATTCAAAAATTTAATGATTTTAGTAGTATTTTTATCATTATCTATTATAATTTTTTTAAGTTTTTCTTTATTTTTTAAGATGTCTTCAATGTCCTTGCCCAAGGTAATATATTGTTGGTGAGTAACACCATATTTTTCAACTAAAGTATTTTTTCTTTTATTATTTGCTTCGACTGAGTTTTTACTTAATTGGTTTTCTGGTAATAATAAAATACACTCTACGCCATATTTTTCTTGAGCTGTTTCTTTTTGTCTATTCTTTATTTCTGTATTTTTGGTTGGATTATCAACGCCATATTTTTCTAAATTGGTTTGACGGAACTTTTCTAATCTATTTTTCTTTTTTTCTTCAGAAAATTCTTTGTACTTTTCTAATCTATTATTTTTGGCAAATTCTATGTAACAAGAGCAAGATTTTGATACAGCACAAAATCTTTTATATCCTGCATTTTTGTCTATAAATTTTAATGGCTTATTTAATTCGCATTTTTGCCTAGCTAACGGATTACCGCCCAAGTATAATAATTCATTTATTGGTCTATTGCCGTATAATTCTATTAATTTGGGTAATAGCCATGGGTGTGACTTAACCGCTTTATTGTGTTTTTGCGGTATTAATTCTAAAATTTTATCACATTCTATTTTAATTTGTTCAATCATATTAAAATAATAGCATACTTTTTAGAAAAACTATAAATATATTTAATATTAAATCCTTTAGGAGATCGTAATGGCAGGATTAAAAACTTTATCTAAATTTGGTGTACCTATATTTTCCACCGGTGCTGCGGCAGGTAAAATCGGTATGTTGCAACCCAAGCCAGCGTATCGTTTTAGAGTACGTGTCTTAAACTTTGGTGATGAACAACAGTTAGAAGATTTATCAAGGCAGGTAGCGACCGCTTCTAGGCCCAAATTAGATCAAACACCTGTACCTGTTGATAGTTATAACTCAAAAGCATATTATGCAGGTAAACACGAATGGCAACCGATTGAAGTCACTGTTCGTGATGATATCACTAACAGAGTAACAAGATTAGTTGGTCAGCAAGTTCAAAAACAACTAAATCATTTTGAACAAACCGGATTTGCTGCTGGCATAAATTATAAATTCAATATGTATATGGAAATGTTGGACGGCGGAAACGTCAAGGTATT